TTTTTGGCGGCTGCGATATGAGCGAGTAACTTCATCTCATCCGCGGGGGTATATTTGACCCCTGTTTCGGCGCGTTTTTGGCTCGTAAAGCCCGCCTTCCAACAGCCAAATACTAGTACGGGGATGGGTTCCTCAAAACCAACGTACCAACCAGGCTTCTTGCGCTTGTCCTCATCACTCGCAAAACGGTGGATCTTGCCGTCTAACACCAAATCTTTCGGGGCGTTTAGCCCTGCGTGAACAATGGCGTCAATAAACTGTACTTCGGGTGATGCCAATATCTTCTCTGTTGGGGGCGACCAGTTGTCGCCTAGGATGGCCGCAAGATTTGTCATGCCTTTTCCTCTTCTACCCTAAACTGATCTTCTGCCCTCAATTGACTATCGCTCTTAACTTCAATCTCATACTGCCTGCCAATTGGTGGATATTCACCCCATTGGTATATGGTCTGAGGCCACGTCTTTAGGGCATCTGCAAGCTTTTTAACCCCACCCCAATAGTCAATTGCTTCCTGTGTTTTCATGATTTATCCAATTAAATTGAAAATACTTGTTGACACAATACCATTTATTATGATCTACTACAAATAATCGCTAAACGGAACCCCGACAAGCGATCAACTTTAGGAGCCACAAATGGCTATCAATCTACGCAGTACCAAAGGTCTACACGCCAATGGTGTGAAGTTGTTGGTTTACGCACAAGCAGGCGCCGGTAAAACAAGCCTGATCCCCACCCTGCCCAATCCTGTTGTGTTATCGGCTGAAGGTGGATTGTTGTCGATTGTCGATGCAGACCTACCTTTTGTTGAGGTGTCGAGTTATGACACGTTGATGGAAGCGTATCGTTGGTTGATTGAATCAGACGAAGCAAAACAGTTTGAGTCGATCGCACTTGATTCAATCTCAGAAATCGCCGAGGTGGTGTTAAACCATGAGAAGAAGATTGCAAAGGATCCTCGCCAAGCTTATGGTGCCATGCAAGAGCAAATGTATGACATTATTCGCGCGTTTCGCGATATACCTGGCAAGCATATATATTTCACAGCGAAGTGTGAGAAGACTGCTGATGAGTCGGGGCGTATTCTCTACGCGCCGTCCATGCCTGGCAACAAGACTGGTCAAGCGCTGCCGTATTTCTTTGACGAAGTGTTGGCTTTGCGGGTTGAGAAAGATGCAGAGGGCGTGGCACAGCGTGCGCTGATGTGCGACTCAGACGGGATTTGGCAAGCCAAGGATCGCTCGGGCAAGCTTGACACTTGGGAAGCGCCGGACTTGGGTGCCATCATTGCAAAGATTGGGGGTGCAGCATGAGCCTCTATCAACAATGGCTCGACGCCAAAGCAGCAGAAAAGAAAGCGATGGATGATCGTCGCGCAATCGAAGACCAACTGGTTGCAGACTTGGGCATTGCCAAGACGTTAGACGGCACCCAAAACGTTGAAGCTGACGGCTACAAGGTCAAGATCGTTGGTCGCCTTGATCGCAAAGTAAACAGCGAGAAGTTGCAAGACTTGGCTGCTGAGTTTGGTTTGACTGAACACCTATCAAGCCTGTTTCGTTGGAAACCTGAGATTAATGCTAGCGCATGGAAATCAGCAGATGTAAGAATTACCGAGCCGTTGCTTGATGCAATCACAAGCACTAACGGTCGCCCATCTTTCACAATCGTAAAGGAATAAATCATGGCACAACTAGACGAAACTTTCAGCGTTGATTCGCTCCCCGTATCCGATCGTAACTTTGAGCCTTTGCCCGCGGGTTGGTACACCGCGGTGGTCAACGGTGCAGAAGTCAAAGTTACTAAGGCTGGCACCGGTAAGTACATTGCCGTGCGCTACGACATCACCGGCCCCACGCATCAAGGCAGGGTTATCTTTGGCAATCTCAACATTAAGAACCCTAACCCCACGGCTGAGAAGATTGGTCGCGAGCAGTTGGGCGAGATTATGCGCGCCATTGGCTTGGCAACGGTGCAAGACACCGATCAGTTGATTGGCGGGCAGTTGATGATCAAGCTTGAAATTAGAGAGTCTGAGCAGTATGGCCCATCTAATGACGTGAAGGGTTTTAAAGCAAGCGGTGCGGCGCCACCCAAAGCCGCACTAGCAGCAGCACCAGCAGCAGCAAGTACCAAAGCATCCCCGCCTTGGGTTAAAAAATAAGGAGTAATGAACGTGACTTTAGAACTTACGCTAGAAGAGATTAACGTCATCATGGCGATGCTTGGGCGTCAGCCCTATGAGCAGGTTGAGGGATTAATTGCCAAGATCCGTGCCCAAGCGTTGCCGCAGTTGCCTAAAGAGTAAAAAAAATGCCCCTGACCTTGCGGTTGGGGGCATAAAACCAAGGAGATACCATTGAAGATACCGGAGTCAGAATACACCATAAGTGCCCTGATCGACAAGTACCATGAGTCGATTCAGAGTGAGCCACGCCCCCACATGGGGGCTTCGGTGTTGGGTCACGTCTGCGATCGGTGGTTATGGCTATCGTTTCGCATGGCTGTGGTCGAAAGGTTCCCTGGGCGCATCTTGCGCTTGTTTCGCCGTGGCCAAGAAGAGGAGTCCCGAGTTGTGTCTGACCTGCGCGCAATCGGCATGGACGTACAACGCACGGGTGAAAACCAAAGCAGGGTGGACTTCGGTTGCCATGTGTCAGGCAGCATGGACGGGGTGATTGAGTCAGGGATGCCTGAAGCGCCCAAAACGCGCCATGTCTTGGAAATCAAAACCCACGGCAAGAAATCGTTTGATGATCTTGAAAAGAATGGGGTTAAGAAGTCTAAGCCCCAACACTTTGTGCAGATGCAGCTTTACATGATGGGGCTCAAGCTTGACCGCGCCATGTACTACGCCATCTGCAAGGATGATGATCGTATCTACACCGAACGAGTCAAGCTAGACAAGGCCGTGGCACAAAAGGCGGTAGAGCGCGGGCATCGCCTAGTCAAAGCAGACCGTATGCCGCCACCCATCAGTACAGACCCGACTTGGTTTGAGTGCAGGTTCTGCGCGGCGCATGAGTTTTGCCACAAGACCAAACTAACTAAGGAAGTGAACTGCCGCACTTGTACCGCTAGTACCGCTTGCGAAGATGGCACTTGGCATTGTGCAGAGTATGACGTAAATCTTGACTTTACTCAGCAAAAATGGGGTTGCGAAGCGCACGTATTGCACCCTGATTTGGTGCCGTGGCAACATAAGGCTGAAGGCAAGGCAATCATTTGGATGACGCCGCATGGTGACATCAAGAACGGCGTAAACGATTGGGAAACATTCACAAGTCGTGAGATCGTGGCAAATCACAAGGCGTGTGCAAGTGACGATAAGTTCATTGCCGAGGCGCGTGAGATATTTGGTGCGAAGGTGGGGGGGTAATGCTGCGCGATTACCAACAACGCACGATCGAACAGTTATATGCCTGGTTCAACGCGCACCCGACCGGCAACCCCTGCTTAGTCCTACCCACCGGCTCGGGTAAAAGTCACATTGTGGCTGCACTTTGCAAGAACGCCCTGCAAGAGTGGCCTGAAACTACCATCTTGATGCTGACGCACGTCAAAGAATTGATTGTGCAAAACGCTGAGAAGATGCGCTTGCATTGGCCTAACGCCCCCTTGGGCATCTACTCGGCAGGGATCGGTAAGCGCCAGTTAGGTGAGCCGATTACGTTTGCAGGAATCCAGTCGGTAAGGACTAAGGCACCGTTGCTTGGCCACATTGATCTGGTGATTATCGATGAGTGTCATCTGGTGAGCCACAAGGATGAGGGTGGATATCGCAGCCTTTTAAACGATTTACAGGCGATCAATCCACATTTGAGGGTCGTAGGCTTAACCGCCACACCCTACAGGTTGGGGCATGGTCTGATCACCGACAAACCGGCACTATTTGATGCGTTGATTGAGCCAGTCAGCATTGAGGAGTTGGTACATAAAAAATATTTGGCAACCTTGCGTAGCAAATTAACAACAGAACGGCTTGACGTCAGCGGTGTGCATAAGCGTGGTGGCGAGTACATCGACGCGGAACTGCAAGCTGCCGTCGATAACGCCGACAAAAACATCAAGGTTGTGCGTGAAGTGCTGCTTTTTTCTGGTAGACGCAAGGCCTGGTTATTTTTTTGCGCTGGAGTTAAACACGCGCAGCACGTTTGCCAAGAGTTGATCAACCAGAACGTGACTGCGGCTTGCGTGACTGGCGACACGCCTAAAGCAGAGCGTGAACGAATCCTGACCGAGTTTAAGGCTGGGCATATTCGTGCGTTGACAAACGCAAATGTACTGACCACCGGCTTTGACTATCCCGACATTGACTTGATTGTTATGCTTCGTCCAACTATGTCAGCGTCCTTATATGTACAAATGGCAGGGCGTGGGATGCGTCCTAAATCACACACCGATCATTGCTTGGTGTTGGATTTTGCGGGGGTGGTCGAGATGCACGGGCCAATCACCAACGTACAGCCACCAAAAAAAGGTGGATCAGGCGAGGGCGAGGCGCCCGTCAAGATATGCGACGTGTGCCATGAGATTGTCCACATCTCGGCGCATACCTGCCCCAACTGCGGCACACCATTTCCTCCGGCGCCAGAAAAGAAACTAGTGTTGCGCCATGACGACATCATGGGGCTTGAAGGCGTTGATATGCCGATCACAGATTGGCACTGGAGGAAGCACGTCAGCCGTGCCTCGGGCAACGAAATGATTGCGCTTACCTACTATGGTGGCTTAACTGATCCCCCAATTACAGAATACCTTCCGGTGTTAAATCAGGGGTATGCGGGCAACAAAGCTATGCAATTGTTACATGACATAGCGCAACGATCGGACGCCACGTTATCGGGCATTAATCAAGCCGCAGAGTCATTGACGTACTTGGTTACCCAAATGAATGAATCCAACCCGCCAACCATGATTTCGTATAAGCGTGATGGCAAATTTTATAAGGTGGTGAAAAGATTATGGTAAATCCATACGAAATTACAGAGCCAACGTGCATCAGTTTTAGCGGTGGGCGAACTTCGGCTTACATGTTGTATCAAGTGTTGCAAGCGCACGGCGGCAAAATGCCAGACAACGGCATTGTGTGCTTTGCCAACACAGGCAAAGAGGAAGAGGCAACGCTCAAGTTTGTAAACGATTGCTCGGTGAATTGGGGTGTAAAGATCCATTGGATTGAGTACCAAGACCACGAAGACCCAACGCAAAAATACAAAGAAATCACTTATGAAACGGCGTCTAGACATGGTGAGCCGTTTGAGGCGATCATTCGTAAACGTCAATATTTGCCTAACCCAGTCACAAGGTTTTGCACATCCGAGCTAAAGATTCGCACGATGGCTTGCTTTCTCAAACACTCTGGTTTGTTTGACGATTGCACCAAGTCAGAATTAGAAGGCGCGTCATGGATTGGGTTACGTTACGATGAAGCTAGGCGTGCAACAAAAATTAAAGATAAGCGTAGGATCCCATTGTTTACCGCAAAGGTAAGCGTGCAAGACATTAGTAATTTTTGGGAAATTCAACCGTTTAATTTGGAGTTGCCAACGTACAAGGGCAGAACTTTGGCGGGTAATTGTGACTTATGTTTTTTAAAACCATTAAACCAAGTGGCCACCCTTATTGCTGAGAAGCCCGAGCGGGCAATTTGGTGGGCAAACATGGAGGCATTGGCCTTAGCGTCTAAGCCAAGCGGCGCCACGTTTCGCAAAGACCGCCCAGGCTATGCAAGCATGGTGCAATTTTCTGCTGATCAATTATCTCTAATTGACCCAGACGAAGAAGGCATTGCTTGTTTCTGCGGGGATTGACATGGTGACAACCGTATCAGAACACCTAGAACAAGCCCGCGTAGTGATGTGGTTTAGGCGCACATATCCGGATACATTAATCTTTGCAATTCCGAATGGTGGTTTGCGCTCTAAGTCACAGGCTATGAGCCTTAAAGTCGAGGGTGTTGTGCCTGGCATCCCCGACCTTTTTATCCCTGCGTGGCGCGTGTGGGTGGAAATGAAAAAGGCAAAAGGTGGTGTTTTGTCAAAAGAACAACAATTAATGATTAAATATTTACAAAGTGTGAATTATTGTGTTATTGTGGGTCATGGTGCAGAAGACGCCATCAATCAACTAACGGAGAAATATCATGAAATTATGCAAAGACTGCAAACACTTTGATAACACCAAACTAGGGCTAGAGTGCAAGCGCCCTATGGGCATTAGCTTAGTTACAGGTGAGCCTAAGTTTCGCAAAACACCTGCTGAACTTGAGCGTACCCTTGATGCTACTGGCTGCGGTATTGACGCCAAGTACTTTGAGGTAAAGGATGAGGACTACGACATAGTAGACCCGCCGATTTCTTTAGACGCTATCAAATATAAAAAAAACCACGATTGCAAACGCAGCGGCTGCACCGTTTGCGTAGCTTTTGACCATTAAAAACGATTGCCCCTTCGGGGGCATAAGGAGATTGACATGGCATTACAAGAATGGAGCATGGAGTTACTGACAGTCGTGCTGGCGTTGTTGGATGACGCTGACCCTAAGTCTGAGGCAGCAATTAAAGCGCGCCAGTTGTTGGCCACCAAGATCACCAACTAAGGATCCGACATGAAAGTTCAAAACTTAAACCACGCCACGTTAATTGAATGCCGCCTTGGCGGTATACCCGCGCAGATTGCCGTTTGGCGCGGTGGCGATTACACCGTGATGGATAGCAGGGGTTATGCCGCCCCTTGGCTTGAACGCAAGGCAGGGCAGTCTGCCGTGTTTGAGGCTATCCAAATTGATGCTGAACAGAGTCTTGACCGTTATCAAACTAGGGAGTAACTATGAAAAAAGAACCTAAAGACCACTTTGTAACCATCCGTATGCCAATTGAGTTGTTCAAGGTGGTGAAGGCCCTTGCTGATGGCCAGACGCGCTCAGTAAGCCGTCAGATCATTCATCTGGTTAAGACTGGGTTGGAGGCGAAATGACCCCCTACGAAAAAGGTTTTGAAGATTGCAAAAGGCAAGTCAAGGTTGCAATGGTTGCGGCTGTTGAAAATGCCATCCTGATGGAACGCGAGGCTTGCGCGCGGTTGGTAGAAGAGATGGC